TAGCTGTACCTCATCATGTACAAACGCTACGATTGTTGCATCTAAGTTAGCTTCCTTGATAGCATCGGCAATGCGAACATACCAAGTTTTACAAATGATTGCGCCACAACTTTGAAGTAAAGTATTAAGTGCCGCATGACTGTGACGTATGGGTATGACACGTCCGTCAAGTCCCTTAATCCAGCCACGTTTTTCTGCCGCATCAGATACGGCATCCTTCAGATACTTTAGTGCAGGTAGTTTAGTTAGAAATTTTTTCTTGATTTTTCTACCTTCACCTGAACCCTTACCAATAATCTTACCAATCTTCTCATCACCTGCACCATAAAGAAATCCATAGATGAATGTCTTGGCGTTGGAACGAGTAGGTAGACCAGCCGCTTCTTGGTTGGTGGTATGCACGTCACCCTCAAGGACTACCTTAGAGTAACTACCGTCATCATAGGATGCCATGTAATGAGCAAGGCAACGTAGCTCAAGGCCAGAAGCATCAGCACCCAGAAGACTGTACCCTTCGGGGGCATGAAACAAAGACCGACACTCAGTGCCATACTCTGCACCCACACTAGGGACTTGGGCAACATTCGGATTGTTGTGCGTACAGCGTGAAGTAACTGCACCCATATGATTGACACGTCCATGTATCTTACCATCCTTCTGTAGTTTAAGCCATGCTTGTTTGCCAGTACCAAGCTGACCGATACGTTTATTGAGTAGTAGGTACTCGTTCAGTAGTTTAGCCTCAGGCATATCAATACCTGCAAGCACTGTCTCATCTACCTTAGGGTCACCGTTGTCAGTAAACACATCGGGTTGCCAGCCACGCTTCATTAGTCTGTCAGCAATCTGCTGTCGTGATGCTGGATTGAATGGTATAACTTTAGTCTTAGTCTTAAGCTCCACTAGTGTAGGCTCAAACGTATCCTGTAGTTCCTGTTCAATCGTCATCTTGCGTGACTGTAGCTTGGTGAACAAAGCCTCTGCCTCTTCTACATTGAACGGAAACCCTGTGTTCTCCTGTTCTAATAGAAGTGTGTGAAGCTTCTGTTCTAAGTCGAGGGCTTCTTGGTTGAAGTCTTTTGACTTGATTCTTTCGTAGAGGGTTGCTGTGACTTGTGTGTCTTGGACACAGTAGTCGAGCATTTCCTGCGTGAATATTGCAAAGCTTTCTGTACCACTGTTGAACGCACCCTTTAACTCCCCTAGTCTAATGCCCCATGCCTTAAGGCTATGGCTTCCAATTAACTTAGATTCAAACTTACCCTTCTGGTATAACTTGTAGTCTAGTTCTTTTAAGTTAGGCCAGATGGTACGAGAGTATACCAAAGTGTCAAGCAGTTGTCCATCATACTCAAAGTCATACAGCTTCTTCAATACCTGTAGGTCATACGAAATAATGTTGTGACCAATTAGCATCTCTGCTTGCTTGAGAAAGTCTAGACCTTCCTTGATACTGTTGGGGTCAAAGGTGTGTACCTCATTGGTATCAATATCCCTTGCCACTATACACCACACTTGTGAGACTTGCTCAAGCAGGTGGTCTGCTTCGATATCAAATATCAGTTTCATTCTGTGTCTCCGCACTAGTTAAAATTCAGGGTCTGCATCGTCCTCTTCAAACATTACCTCAACCATACGGCCTGTATCTTTGAGGTATTCTAAGGAACAACACAGTCCTGTCTCGCCTGACCATCTGTTCTTCAACACACGGACATGGCTTATATGTGGGTTGTCATCGTCTTGCTGATTACGTTCAAGACCAATGACCATATCACTTAGCTGACCGATTGCGGCAGAGCCACGCAGTTGTGCTAGTGATGTTTGTGCGCCATCCTCATGGCCTCTGTCACCTGATGGACGTTTGAGGTGTGAGATAAGTAGCAAGCCACAGTTCAACTCTTCAACCAAGGCACGTAACCTTGTCATAGTATTGTCGATTAGCCTACGTTCATCTCCACCTTCAAGCCCTGAGACAACAATAGAAATGTGGTCAAGAATAATATAACTAGCACCACAACCCCTGACCAAGTAACGTATCTTGGATAGAAGGTTATCACTGTCAGTACTGCCCCAATGGTCATAGAGATATACTCTACCAGAACCCACAGTATTGTTGAAAGCATTTCTCATCTCCTCTTCAGGTACTTCATTGTCCTGTCTCAGGTGTAATGGTTTGTTCAACTCCAAGGACATCAGCCCTAGTGCAGTACGCTTTACGTTCTCCTCTAGTGCAATGTACCCTAGTGTCTCACCGTTCTTGATAAGTCCAAAGGCTAGCTCTCGTGCTAACTGTGACTTACCAATGCCTGACCCTGCCGTGATAGTTACAATCTCACCACGCCTACAACCACCTGTCTTCTCCTGCAATCCTACGTATGAGTAGGGTACAGATTGCTTGTCTTCGGTGGTAGTTACTGTATCCCACAGGTCAACACCTGCAACGATACCATCAGGACGGTAGGTCTTAGCTGACCACACGGCATCAATCAGTTCCTCTGTCCTACCTGCTTGCATCATATCGCTAGCATCCTTTAGGGGAAGCTTGGCAATCTTAGCCTTGTTAGGTGGTAGGATATTGGCTACATCAATAGCCGCCTTGTGTCCTGCCTCATCATTGTCAAACATAAGAACAATGGTGTCGTAGTTACACAGCCAATCCAGTGCCTTACTCACTGCCTTCTTAGCTGAGTGACAACCCTGAGGTAGTGATACCACAGGCCACTTGTTGTCAAAGCATTGGCTCAACGAGAGAGCATCAAGCTCACCCTCAACAATAGTAATCATCTTACCACTGTCTCTTGCAAGATGTTCACCATACAGGTTTACATTCTTGATATCGCCTAGCACAGTGAAGTCTTTGTTAGGAAAGCGTAGCTTCTGTGCTTGCAGTTTACCCTGCCTGTCATAGAAGTTTGCTACCTGTACCTTACTACCCTTGTAGGTAGAGACACCATACTGCCAGTGCTTGGCTGTCTTCTCGTTAATCTTCCGCTTGTTTAGTTGCCCAATATCTATATCGAGAAACGTACTATTTGTTTGTGTTGTCACTGCAATCACTCCTTCATTGTCTGCTGGTGTCAGCGTCTGGCAAGAGAAGCAGTAGTGTTTACCATCTGAATACTCAGCATTGGCATCACTACTGCCACAGTGAGGACAGGCTACGTGCCTAATAAACTCACTGCTATCTTCCATTGGCTATGCTCTCTAGCAGGTAGTCAGAAACGATACGCATCTTCTTTGCTATCGCCTTGGCTACAAAGTTAGGGTAGGTATCCACATCTTCAGCAATATCAAGACCAACATCTCGCCAATCAATCTCACTGTAGAACTCTTCGTTGTCAATGTAAACTGACACACGGATACCCTGTTCGTTCATCTCTGTATTGATATCAATCTCAGATACAAACTCTTCAGTTACTTCCATTAGGCTCATGATAGCCACTCCTCTGGTATAGTTCCTTCTGTCCAGACAAACCCTTGTCGGTCTGCCCACTCAGCACAGGTCATCTTTGAACCGTCCTTCCTTTTCTTAGCACCCTGTATAGTAGAGCTAGCCTTCTGAAATACAAACCGTATATCTAGGTCAGGGTACTGTGCCTTGATAGCCTTCATCTTACGCTGACTATCCTGCCTGAAGTATCCCTTCAACTCTACTATCATCTTACCAACTGCTAAGTCAGGGATGTAGTGGCGTTCCACAGTGTACGAAATTTTTTCTGGTTCATACACATATGAAACACCACGTTCATCTAGGTTCGCAATGACCCTCTCCTCAAAAGTCCCCTTCATCACTGGCTACTGCATTACCATCCTCGAATACCTCAGTCGCATCATCTTTAGCAACTGCCTCTTCTACGTACCCATCCTCTACATTGAACATGGATGATGCACCACCACCATACTCAACTAACTCTAGTACCTGTACACCTACTAAGTGTAGCTTAACACCAACCATCTTGGTTGCAGGGATAAAGTAAGTACGAGGTTCAAACGATACATTGATAGTACTACCGTTACCAATCATCTTCTCACCTGTCATTGGTGATAGCTTGGCATCCACAACTAGAGGCTTCTGAGTGTAGGTGTTACCATCCCTACGCTTACCTACTGCATCAAGCTTGAACTTGAACTTGATATCACCAGTAGGGTTACCGTCTTGGTCTGTATCTTCCTCAAAAGGAAGGTGAGTGGACAGCTTATCCTTATACTTAGGGTTCTGCTTCATCTCTTCTTCTAGTCGTTCACTGACTAGACCTTCGAGATAGTCACTCAACTTAGTTGCATCAAGTTGTGGTTTGAGTAGGTCAACTGAGTACACACCATCTGGATTGAACTTGGTGTCTGGTTCAAACACCTTAACCCACATTGCATTACCAGTTACAGTCT